AACAATACATCAGGCCACAAACATGATGGCACTGCAGCAGAAGGTCCGGTCATTGGCTTGATTGGCGACCCCGGCATTGCCACGCCTCTCAACAAGGTTGTAGTTGACGATACGAACAATCAGGTCGAGTTCAACATTGACGTATCGGGTACATCTACTGAACAGTTCGTTGTAAAAGACGGTGTAATTGAACCGACAACAAACAACGATGTTGATATTGGCTCCTCTTCTTTAAAATTCAAAGATGGTTACTTTGCTGGTGATGTTGTCGCAAACAATATTAGTTCTACAGCATTCAACGGTGATTTGATTCCTGATGGCGATGACACACGGGATATTGGTAGTCCGTCTGCAGAGTGGAAAGATTTATTTATTGATGGCACAGCCAACATTGACAGTCTTGTAGCTGACACTGCAGACATTGACGGTGGCACAATTGATGGTGCCGTAATAGGTGGTAACACCGCTGCTGCTATCACAGGCACAACAATTACCGCAGATACTAGCCTTGCTCTTGCAAGTGGTGCTACAGTCACTGCTATCCTAGACGAAGACAACATGGCTTCTGACAGTGCCACTGCGTTGGCAACACAACAGTCAATCAAAGCATATGTAGACACGCAGCTTACTGCGGAGGACTTGGACTTTCAAGGTGACTCTGGTGGTGCTTTATCTGTAGACCTTGACAGCCAAACATTTACTATTGCTGGCGGCACTGGTATTGACACATCTGGTTCCGGTCAAACCTTGACTGTTGGTATAGATGGTACTGTAGCAACCTTGACTGGAACACAGACACTGACTAACAAGACCCTAACTTCTCCTGTACTGAACACAGGGGTAAGTGGTACTGCTGTCTTGGACGAAGACAACATGGCTTCAGACAGTGATACACAGTTAGCAACACAACAATCTATTAAAGCGTATGTGGATGCTCAAGTAGCTACTGTTCCCACAGGAGACATCACTGAAGTAACTGCAGGAGATGGTTTAACTGGTGGCGGTACAACAGGCGCGGTTACACTTAACGTAGTTGGCGGCACAGGTATTACAGCTAATGCTAATGACATTGCAATTGATAGCACTGTAGCTACACTCACAGGTTCGCAAACTCTTACTAATAAAACACTAACCAGCGCAGTCTTAGATACTGGCGTAAGTGGTACAGCAGTTCTTGATGAAGACAACATGGCTTCTGATAGTGCGACCCAACTTGCTACACAGCAGTCAATCAAAGCTTACGTAGATGCACAAGTAACTGCAGGTGCGGGTTTAGCTAATGTAGTAGAGGATACTACACCGCAACTAGGTGGTAGTCTGGATGTGAATGGTCAGTCTATTGTTTCCGTATCTAATGGGGACATTAATGTAGCCCCAAATGGGACAGGCGAATTTATTGTTACAGGTTCAACCACATTTACCGGTGGTCTTTATCAATTTGACAACATTCGGATTGATGGCAATGGAATTACCAATACAACAGTTAATCCAATTACTATTGAGGGTCTTGCATATCCAAATTCAGATGGAACTAATGGTCAGGTACTTACAACAGATGGTGCTGGCACATTGTCGTTCCAGACTGCTTCCGCAGGTGACGGCGGTATCGCAATGGCAATCGCATTAGGATAGCTGTTGACAATCCGCTAAAAATACTATATAATATATCCAAAGAGGGATTAACATGGCAAACGCATTTTTATCAGAGACAGATACTGCAGTGGGGGCATCAGCCGCTACCATTTATACCTGTCCAGCAAGCACAGAAACCACCATCATCGGTCTTAGTATTGCTAACATTGTGACAACTCAAATTACTGTAGACGTAAAGCTAAACGGTGCTGGACGTACTAGCGGTGCAGTTGATAATGTTCACCTTGTAAAAGCAGCACCAATTCCAGTTGGTGGTTCTTTAGTTGTGGTTGGTGGAGACCAGAAGGTTGTAATGGAGCCGGGTGATACAATCACTGTGGAATCAGACACAGCGTCATCCGCTGACGTTGTTCTCAGCCATCTTGACATTACGTAAGGGGTAGAATATGCCGTATCTTGGCTTATCACCAGCAGTACAAACCACAGCAATGGCCTATCAAGATTTGACTGGTGGAACTGGTACGTCCTTTACACTAGACCATCCCGTAGGTAACGCTGCTGAGATAGAGGTTTTTGTAAACAATGTCCGTCAGGAACCTACAGTTGCATACACTGTAAGTGGCACTAGCTTGTCTATGACAGGCAGCATTGTTGCTACAGATGATTTCTATGTGAACTTTCAAGGCAAAGCCCTTGTAACATCTACTGGCGGTGGTGGTGGTGGCACATTCAAAGGTGAGAATGGTGAGATTAATGCTGGCGGTGGCGACATCTTCCGTGTCCATCAGCAACAGCTAGACACCAACACAACCATTGATGCAGATGAAAATGCACTGGCTGCTGGGCCATTGACTGTAGCAACAGGGGTAACACTGACGGTAACATCCGGCGGTAATCTGGTGGTAGCATGAGTGAACTACGCACAGACACAATCACAGCGAGTGATGGCACAAGTCCTGTCACGCTGACTAAGCAGAGTGCGGCGAAGGCGTGGGTGAACTTTAACGGCACAGGTACTATAGCAACTCGTGACAGTTTTAATGTAACTAGCTTGGATGATAATGGCACAGGTAATTACGATGTAAACTTTACCAGTGCTATGGGTAATGCTGATTTCTCATCTCAAGTAACAGCAGGTTATAGTGCAGACACAGGACGCTATGGAGAAAATCTTTCTTACAATGCTTCATATGCAAATGTAGGCGCAAGAAACTCAAGCGGTACAAGTGTGGACAATGCAGGTATTGCCGTTACAATCTCAGGAGACCTAGCATGAGTGAGATACTAGTAAACACACTCACAGGCAAGACCACCGCTGGTGATATCACAGTGACCTCTGAAGGCGGTGCGGCGACTATGCAGTTGCAGCAGGGGTTGGCAAAGTCTTGGTGTAAGTGGACAATGTTAAGCACACAAACCGTCAATGACAGTTTCAACATTGCCTCAATCCAAGATAACGGAACCGGCAGAACGGAATTATCCGCTACGAACTCTATGTCAACGGCAGACTATGCTATTGTGGGTATGAGTAGAGATGGTGGCGGGTACAATGACGATGCTAATTGTGCAATATGTGAAGATTTTACAATTACATCAAGTGTCTTTGAAATATTTTGTACTCACGCAGCCGCTGCTAACGATGCGTCAAGCGCATTTGTTGTAACACACGGAGACCTCGCATAATGGCTGGAAAAATTATAGCAGATACGCTGGAACACAGCACCGCTGGGTCAATCGCCACGAACTATGTTGTGAATGGTAGTGCGAAGGCTTGGGCAGAACATTCAAGCGGTTCACCCTCAGCGATAAAAAATTCTTTTGGAATTTCATCTTTGACAGATAGTGGTGTTGGCTATTCAACTCTAAACCTACAAAACGCAATGTCATCAATAGATTATTCTGCAACTGGAACTTCGGGGACTTCGGCGTGTGCTTTCACAACTAGCCCTAGCACAAGCTATTACGAATATTATTCTTATAACAGGACAAGTCTTGCAAATGCAATTGATTTGGGAAATAACAATTCAGTAGTACACGGAGACCTTGCCTGATGACCCAGACACCAGAGTTCAAAGGCACACACCTGTTTGACCGCCTATGCTGGGCAAAGGAAAACCTAGAGGGTGTGCAGTCAGACTATCGTGTAGTGTATGAAAGCAGCATTGACGAGTGCGCTAAGATACTTGTGCCTGACCCGAACTGGATGGCGTGTGCATTGCAGGGCGGCATCCTACCACCTGTCTGGGTATATCACGAACTGGCAAAGGACGAAGCGCAACCTGACTTCAAGAAGCACACTCGTGGCTACCTGTTGCATGAGACAGAACCAATGCCAGCAATGACAGAAGAAGAAGCTATCGAATACTTGATTATGAAAGATTGCCCACAGCATGTGTGGCGCAATTGGGATAACGGCAACAAACCTAAGATGGTTATCTGCCGCAAAGAACAGTTACCAAGCACTCGTGAGTGGCGCAATGCTTGGAAGATAACTGAAGAACTCAGCGTCACAGATTTAGCAGCCTAAGAGGAGAAACCTAATGGCACCAACAACATACATCGTAGATAAGGACGGGAATCAGATTGATGCTTCTACGGCTACCGTACCTTCTGACCGTGCCTTTCGTGGTGCATGGTCATTAAGTGGCTCAGTCATTTCA